AGGCAAGTTGCTTAGCACCCTCAACGTTGTCTGTATATTCTAAGAATGTTTCCCAATCAACTGTCTTAGGCATAGCAACCTTTAGCTTCTCGTATTCTTCTTTACCAATCTCCTCATATGGTGCTTGCTTGTAGCTACCACCATCCCAAGGCAAGAAGCTAATGCCACTAATCTCATCAAAGTGTTCCCATACCCACGCACCAACTGAAGGCCAATCTTTCTCTTTGACATACACAGTTACCGATGGTTTATGCTCACACCAGTGACGTTGATAGGTCAACCACAACTTCAAGTGAGTAAAACTATCCAACTCATCTCGTGTAACACAGCCATCCGGTGCTTTCATAGGAAAGCTAAAGATAGTTGTATCATGTGGCTTCATCACATCTGCTTCACTAGGTACTCCTTGAGACTGCAGGAAAGCCGTAATAGGGTCTTTATTATCGTTTCGCACACGACGAATATAATAAGCACTATGACGAGCATGAATGCCAGAGGCAGAGTCAACCAATTGAGACACAGTGCCTGACGGTTTAACACAAGTAATAGCGGCTGATTGAGGAATGCCCAACTCATCTGCAAGTTCCTTATTAGTAACAACAGCTAGCTCACGCAAGCCATCCAATCTTGATGACAGACCATCGTCATGAATGTTATTCAACAAGGCACAGTCTAGAATACCTGTGATAGATACACCCAACAAACGCTCTTCTTCTGTATTCTTCTGCCATACCTTTCTCAGATAGGGAAAATCCGTAAGAGTTGACTGGAAAGTGCCAAGGACAGAGGCCAATCTAACTTTTCTCTGTAGACTTGCGTCATCATCGTCTGCTCGGGCAACAACTTCAGTAAGGTTACAGAACTGATACGGACGTAAGATGATTTCGGAGCATGGATTAGTCCCAAATTCATAAGAGCTGTCTCTCCGTCCTCGTTTTGCAACCGTAGACTTAGCAGCTTCTCTTGAAAATATACCTCGTTCGCCAGAATAGCTTTGGTACAATGCCAACCACTCTGACATAAACTCCCCAACTGTGGGTCGTTCATTATAACTTGCGCTATTGTTAGCAAGTGCTCGTTGTCCTTCTCGCTCCCACCACTGTCCGGCTTTAGCATGTCGCATCCTATCATCACTCAAGTCACTGAGGCTAATCATCGCTGATCGACGTACCCCACCAACAACCACGACTTCCCCAATCTTACACATAATGTCATGGCACTCCAAGCTGGTAAGTTTCCTACCTGCCGCACCTTTAAATTTATTAGTAACAAATTCAAAGAGGTCAGTGAGGGGCTTAGGGCCGCTAGCTCTACCACCAAATGTTTTAAGCCTCGCCCCTGCCGGACGTACTTTGTCAACGTTCCATTTTGGAATCTCACCGGAATACAATAGGGCGATGAGTTGACGCAATGATTTAGCCCAACCTGCCTTACTATCAGATACAGAGATAGTAGTGTCGCTATTAAATAATTGTGTAGGTACTTCAGGAAGCTTGTTAACATATTTACTCTCAACTGAGAATCCAACACCAGTGCCACACAACAAGATGTACATGGCTTCATCGAATGATTTAACATCATCTACAGGGAGATAGGAACAGTTATACCCTGCTGTATTATCACGGTCTAGTGCCTCACCTGCAGTCATCATGGCTCGCATAGATGGCATTACTTCGTGATTGAGAATAGCACCATGCAATTCACTGTACAATGACATAGGCATTTCATAGCTCATCTTAGTCTTAAGATGTTTATCCATGAAATTCATGTATCGGTCTACTGTCTCAGGCCAGTGCTCACGACGATTGTTCTCCTCCAAGAATCGGCTGTAACGACTCTTAGCGATGAACGTTTCATAGATACCCATTTCGTGTTTACTCATTATTCATTTCCTCTTCATTGTAAAACGCAATTTCTGCGATGCCTAAATATAAACAAAAATATACACCGGGGGCTGCATTAAATTCAAGTCCCAATGCAAATCCCGTCATAAGTCTGACTGCGATGTCCATTTGATCTCCACGTTGCCGAGTTCTACCTCGCGCATATTATTAATAATAGTTTTGGTTTCTTCGTCTAATAGGTCGTAGAACAAAGGGCCATACTTACCACTCTTTACAATGTAATTAAAGTCCATAATTACCCAATGTAACCATGCTTCCTCATCGTTTACGTCTCGTAATTCTCTTTTGTTTTGAAGATTCATCTTTCTCTTCCTTTGTTTTTACTTTATGGCAAGTTGTGCACAACACTTGTAAGTTACTCTTCTCACAGAACATACGGTCAATGTACACATCCCAAGACACAAAACCAGTAGCTGTGTTGACTACTGGCTCTATGTGATCTACTTGTACATCTTTAGCTGTGTACTCATTCCTGCATACAACACATCTATAATGCATTGCTAGTTTACCAGATTTCTTATTAATCTTTCTGCCTAACTCTGCTTCCTTTAGTGCCTTCCACTTAGGAGGCCATCGTCGCATTCCACCACGTAGCGTACTAGTAATGAAACTGCGATAACGACCTTCTGTCCACTCACCATCATTTCTTATTTTGTCCACGGTGTTACTTTAGTCCAAGCGGCAAAGTGATGCATAACCCCATTGCTGTCAATACATTTACTATACATTCCGTCAATACCCATGAACTTGAATACATCACCCGTTGCAAACTCACTACTATCGACTGGTACTTGGATAACATCTTGTGGTGCAAGTTTAAAATGCGTTCCATATTCCATTTCATATAGCGCTTTCATATCTGCAATGTCTATTTCACTTATCATATATTCTCCATTCAAACTATTTTAAGTTTAGCCATAATCCTATTTGTGCAAAGGCATATCCTGTCCATATCATACCATTAGACAACTCACCTTTACTCCATTGTAACACACCTACAATGAGATAGCCAACACCTGTAGCTCCTACGATTAGGTGTTCCAGAGATAGTGCATAGTTGGATAACATTTAAGTAGTTGCTCCTTTATTAGTAATGCCACCTCTCGGTGTTCTTTCTGAGTAGATGGGTCAGTACGAACATCAATGTAGTGAATCCAATTACGTAGTGTACCTTTCATGTACATCTTACTCATTGTAAGACCTTCAGGTAGTATCTTACGTGCAACCTCTTTAGCAATGTTACTGTCTAACGCTTGCTTATAAAGGAATTCAACATCATCAATTACTCGCTGTTGAGCACGTTGCCACCACACTTCCATGTCTGGGTTCAAACATTCTAAACTGTTCTGCCGATTCTTATCATCTTGCATACGACACTCAGATTTTTCAAATCCTTGTATTTCTGCATAGCGTTGGCTAAATTCTTGAAAATAAAAGCTACGGTGTCGTAAGATTTGTCGTGCAATGTCTCGTGTAGTTTCAATTTCTACACACATATCCACCATATCTAAGGGCGACCAGTGCTTGTTATTAATAAGATATTTAACCAACTTACCTGCTGTCTCCTTGTTGTCTTGGTTCTCTGGATTAGATACTCGTGCCATGTATGCAACTAAATCTTCACCATCGGGAGTACTCCAAACAAGCTTAACCTTACTCATCCTTACTCTTCCCAATCTGTTTCATCATCATAGTTGAGTACATCTTCTTCTTCAATGTCGTCATCTGTATCCTCATTAGTCTGAAAGAATTTATGGTAATTGGCAACCAATACGTCAGGTAATAGTAAAACAATGTCATCTACTGAAAGTCCTAATGCAATAGTTAATTCTACTGGGTCATCAAAATTCTCTTCAATGAATTGTTTTACATTCCAAAGTTTATCGTTGTAGTTCACTGTAACGTTTCCCTAAATATTCAATTGATAAAAACATCTCGTCAAAGTGACCGTCGTTAACTTCATTCAACATAACTAAACCACGCCAGTGTTTATTAGAAAGCTGATCCATATAACTCTCGTCATGTAGATAATAGCTACCTGCAATTATGGAACAGATTGCTTGTCCGTCTGCTCTCTTGCCGTATGCGACTTGCTTTCCTTGTTGATGACCAGCAATGCAAGACATATGGAGCTTACTAATAATAGCACTAGCAGTACCTGCTGGCCTACCCATAGCTCCAACAGGCCAATAGTGGTTGAAACCAACACCATTAATGAAAACAGGATGTAAGAATTCATGTACTTCCCAATCTTTCTCGTAGTTTAAATCCTTGGTGGATATAAGTCCCTCAAGGGTAGGGTTATTGTTAACAGCACGATTGATACGATTCTCATGGTTGCCCATAAGCATTACCATTCGTGGTTTGTATACCTTGTGTTTACTATCCTTCTGAGACTTCTGCATGGCACGTAAAGGTGCTAGCAACTTCTGCATAGCCTCCTTTACAACCTCTACATCTTTCTTATAGCGTAGTCCTTCAAAGTATTTAGAGCCTTTCACATCATGGGTAGACAAGCTAGGCATATCTGCAAAGTCACCAATGTTGACTACAACATCGGGACGATAGTCACAGATAGCCTCTCCTGCCCACGTTAGATGATCTGTAGGTACTCCCTCTTTAATCTGACAATCCGGAATTACCAATATCTTCATTCAAGCTCTCCGAGTTATTAATAACAAACCAATCATCATCAACACGGTTGTGTATCTTTTCATACGCACCCACATAGCCAGTGGCATCCAAGAACTTGCCAAACTGTAACAGGATGTTGTCCCATCGTGTCTCATCACTCATCTCAAACTCGTGAATAACACGTAGGTTAGTTGGGTACTCAATGTCATCAAAGATGTTACTCTCAATTTCACTGGGCTTAGTAGCTTCGAATCTAAATCGCATTTGGTGCTCCTTCAATTACAATGTATGCTTTAATGGGTTGATAGATAACAATACCATCATTATGATATGAGGCATGGTAAGTTGCGCTACTAGTAGCACTGTTTTCTGACACATACAATTTAGGTGTAGCTGTATTCTGAGCACACATAAATTCATTTAGTATTGCTTGATGCTTTAATAACCATACTTCTTTAACTACTTGCATTGGTAATCTCCATTACACGTGGTGTATCAACTACCTCCACTAGAAACTCAGGGCCACTTGCATATAAGAATGTACGCATCTCAGGGAAACACTCCTTCTTAAAGTTGCAGTAGCTACAAGATGTACATAACTTCTTATTCTTACTAGTCTTACTAGCAGGAACAGGGTCAAGTCGTTTAATGGTGTCTGGGCTTGTCATGCTAGCAATCTCTGCCGCATTCTCAGCTTGCATCTTAAACAAACTTTTGTTCACCTCAATAGGATAATAGTTTACGTGACCTAGCTCCTTCTGTATAGTAAGAAAGCCAGCATTGTTATAATTAAGAGTAGTAGCATAGCCGTTAAGTTGTTGGTAATATCCGAATGGGTCATCAATTAAGTTATTCTTAAACTTCTCTTCAGAATATTTAGTAACACTCTTAACGTCAACCATTACACCATCAATAACAGCGTCAATACGTCCTCGTACATACCAACCATCACCAATGTCATACACAACTCGCTCTTGCTTCTTCTCTACTGTATGCCCCGCATCTTCTGCGACATTCAATACCAACTCTTCTAACACATCTCCATAGAAGAATTTGAGTAGTGCTCGACCATCTGGTTTCTCAGCAATGGTAGGCATATTGTACTTGTACCACAATCGTCTAGGGCAGGGATCACCAACTTCAGAGAAGTACAATATCTTCTGCTCTCGTTCACGATCACGTGGTGTAAACCATTTATCGTAGCTAACATCTACCTTGTTGTTATTAGTAACGGGTTGCAGCCCACCACTAATAACACTGTAAATATCATCTACTAGTGTAGAGATATTCTTCATTCTGCAACCATTGCCTCTGCCGCTTGTGCGTCCAAGTCACCGCATGAATAAGCTTCAAACATACGTGCTACTCGTACAATCTCAGAAGCATAGTCTTCAATAGTGCCGGAGTACTCGGTCTTACCAAGAATGTCTGCCACTGCTTTAGTAGCATTGGTTACAGAATTCTGTCGAACAATGGCACGATCACCATGCAACGGTGGAATAGGGAACACCTTAGTAGGAGGGCTGTAAGGGGTCTTGGCTGACGTAGATGTTGTTGGTGGTGGTGCACCAGTACCCTTCTTAATCATCTGCACAGACGTAAGGTCAACGTTCTTGCCGTATGTATTCTCGGTATATTGAAAGTCAATCTCATCGCCAATAGCGAATGTAGGCTTCTTAAATCCGTAGCTGAAACGCTCACCATTAGCCACAATGGTGTATGCAGGTTTAGGGCCGAACTTAGTAGTTACTTCTTTAGTTGTGATGTTCTCAATTGTATAGCTCATTATCTTCCTTTGGTTAAACAGTTGTTAAAACTTCTTTATCTTGCCAATTAACTCCAGCATCTACGCCTACGCCTAGCTTACATGGAAAGTCAATGTTGAAAATAGATTTCATATATTTTGGTGCATCCTCTAATGTTTTCTTAGCTAATATAGCACACTTTTCTAGCTTGTCAATAGGTACATCAAGTACCACACTATCGTGCACAGTCATAATTAACTTAACATCAGGTGTTAGTTTAGCATCTTCCAACTTACGAAGCAAGATACCAACCATCATAGGAACAACGTCACCAGTAGCAAACCCTTGAATAGGCCAATTCTTCAACTCGGTAGGACTGAATGACAGACCTCCTTTGTATTCGTTTGGATACTTGTTAAAGATGTAGTGTCTACCTGTAGGGCTGTTGTGAAAGTAGGTGTACTGAGGCCCACTTTTATCTGGGTCATAGCTGACTACTGCTTCCTTCTCTGCTTTTGCAACTATTTCTTCATGGTATTTCTTGACTCCTGTATATCGTGTGTAGAATGTGTTAATAAATTTCTTAGCTGTTGCTCTATCACAACCGCTTTGCGCCATAAGTGTAGTAACTCCGCCTCCGTAAACGAGTAAGAAGCTGAATCGCTTAAAGGGTTTCCGTTCTTTGTCAGTTGGATACCGACCATACATTCCTTTGTAAAGCTCACGGTGCATGTCACGACCGTTATTAATATCATCAATGAGGGTTACGTCATTAGCTAAGTAGGCTAGTGCAACCATCTCTAGCTGACTATAGTCAAGCTCCAGTATGCTACCCTTAGACTTACCATAACGGCTTACATAGGCACGTTTAACGTTACCTGTATCTGTCTGGTTCTGTAGGTTAGGGTTAGTAGCTGACAACCTACCTGTCTTAGTTGCACAATGGTTAAGGTTAGGATAGATGTTATCGTCAGGGAAACGTAAGCCAAGCAAACCCTCGTAGTAGGTGTCCTTAATCTTACTGCACTCACGAATTAGTAGTAGATCATTTGCTACATCATCACCCATAGCCTGTAACTCTTTCAACACACTGTCGTCAGTAGAGTAGTAACCACTCTTACCTAGCTCCCCTTTAGGGGCATACTTTCCATCAACTTTCCGAACTCTCTCCACAATTTTGCTACGTACATTACCGTTCTTATAAAAGCCATCATCAATCTTTTCCTTGTATTTCTCCTCACCTCCAAAGAAGTATAGTGACAATTGCTTAGGGCTAGCTGTGTCTAAGTCAGGTGCTATCTTAGCTACTGCGGCTTGTGCTTCCTCTAACACTGAAGCATACCAATCACGTTGCTCTACGACATAATCCCAATCAACACGCATACCGTTACGGTTCATTTCAATAGTTGCACGTAATGCATCCATCTGTGTGAACATCAATGGCAATATCTCCAGTGCTTCTGCCTCTGCCCACTGTGCTTGGAATATTTGCGCTGTATTGGTTACATCACCTTCAAGATAGCTTACCAACTCTGACTTAGGAATCGCATCAGTGTCTAAGCCATTCTTCCAATAGGCTTTGATCTTGTCATCTTTCAATGCATGTTTACCAATGTACTCTGCTGTCAACTCATCTAATGATGCATACAAGTGACGCTGACCACTGAGTAAATAGGCGGCTAGTTGTGTGTCCCAGATACGTGGCAATGTGTTACTAGTATCACGATAGATGTACAACAAATCAAACTTAACATTGTGTCCAATAACAATGTCTGCACTATCGCATGAATACCGTAAATCGTCTAAGTTTAAACCGTCTTTGTCATATCTATAGCCATATGACCCACCAATAGGATATGTGCCCCATGCAATTACCTTATTACCTCTCCACATAGGATTGCCTGTATTGTTACCTACTGGGCATCTAATGGTTGTCTCAAGATCAATTACTAGGTTCATCTACCGCATCCTTTTTAATTGCAATTAGTAAGTCTCTAATGTTAAGTAGAAATTTATATTCTTGTGGTACACCGTATTCCATTGTCCTAGCTTCACTGACCCACATGTACTTTGTTGTAATGATAATTGGATACCACGCATCGTTTAGATTTTTACAATAAATATGCATGTCGCCATCTTGATCTACATACACATCACCATTATTTAGTTTTCCATTTGCTGACATATCGTGCCTTTGCTGGTTCAATCTCAACTTCAAAACATCCATGTCTATGTGCTTCTAGTGTCTCACTACCTCCGAACAGTTTGTTCTTCGGCACATGAATGAAACGCTGTAAGTCCATAGCAGGTTCGTTACTCTTGCCAATCGTGATAATGGCATCTGCTTCTCCAATCTTGTCGGTCTTACTGCCTCGTAGTTGGTTCATCTGAATCCACTTCTCACCCTCACCTGTACCATCTACCTGACTAATGGCAATGACTGGACAATATTCTTTAGCCACATCACGTGCCCATTCATATAGCTGTCCAATGCGTAGGTCTTCCCTATCTTGCTTGAATCCATGCACCTTGTCAAGTTGGTCAAAGATGATGAGGCCGGGCTTATATTCTTTAAACAACCGCGCAATTTTAATTGCACTCTTGATACCACTGTCGTCATCAAGCACTAGGAATCTATCACCACCGTTACTAATAAACTCTTTTTCGTATGTCGCAGCATTGTCAAGTAAATCTCCTGTCGTTACACCGTGATAAGATTGAATGACACGCATCATAACTTTGTTACTTGCTTCCTCGTTGTTAATCCAGATCACATGCTCATCTGGCTGTAACTGAGTCATCATGTAGCTTGCTTCACTCGCTGTGAATGTTGTCTTGCCTGTCTCTGGTCGTGCCGCAATGATGATGAAGTCACCCTTACGTAATGGGCCTAGTGCTACGTTTAACTCTTTCAGTCGCCACTTAAGACCACCTGTTGCAACTACCTCTGAAATGTATGACAAGCTTGGGTTAACGAATACGTCATCCTTCTCTACTGTTGTGCCAATCTCTTTCTTGTATGCGTTAAGCATAGGCTCGATGCTTTCAAGATCACCGCCCATACCTGTACCAATCTTCAGGCACACATCATAGATTTGTGTAGCGTAATCTGTCTGTATCAACTTGCCTAACAAGTCTTTAACAATTGGTGATGGCTTGTCTAATGCATCCTTAAGGTTGTCAAATGCAACCTCGTATGCTGACGGGTCTTTAACCTTACGTCCCTTCACAATTGAAAAGAATGTACGAAACTCTGAGTAGTTGATTTCTGTACGTGCCGGATAGTTGTCCCAATACTCACCCAATACATTGAAAATCTCCATTGTAATTGGTGATACGTTGTGCTTCTTTACATGCTCCTTGAATCTGTTGTAAGTGTCTTTGTTACTAGTAACAACTAGTAAGTCTATGTCATAGCTCATTATAACTCCATGTCTACAAGAACATCTATTGGTAGTTCTTTTGGTTGATGGTTAAAAATTGCAGTCATGTTAGGTGCTATGGGCGATAGTTCTGTAAATAGTTTCTTAGCCGCTACTTGTCCTGCTGTATCGTCATCTAGCCACAACACAACTCTCAGTTTCCTAAATTTCTGCACAATACGATGTGCTGATGGATCAAGTTTAGTTCCAAGTAAACAAAATGTAGGATAACCTGCATAGCTTAACTTATAACTACTAAGTAAATCTTCTACAATAACTAATGGTCTAATATATGCTTCTGCATAATTATCTATAAAGCTATAGTGTTGTTTACTATAAGTAAGATACTTAGGTGTTTTATTATATCGTCTTACTTGATAGCCAACTAGTTCAGTACAGTTCTTAACTGGTAATACTATACCGTCTTCAGTTTCCTTGATAAAAAAGTTTCTACACATGCTTTTATCAAAGCCATACTGCCCCAACCACAACTGCCCCTCAATTCTAAACTTATCATAATCTGATTCCGTTGTCAACTCGTCATACGTAGGTGATGCTGTACGTAATGATAGTGCTGTCTTTGTTGCACTCTTTATGCGACTAACTGTCTCCTTCTGTCGGTAATAACCGCTATCTCCACAGTTATGACAATGCCATAGATAAGCACCATCTACATTCTTAACATACAAACGCTCTCGATTGTCAACACCATTAGGGCAATCTGTATGGTTATACTTACCCTGCATACCCTCATCAAGTTCTTCAAAGTCTGGTGCGTTATTAGTAAGTGTGTCCAATGCATCTTTGCCGTAATGGGTTGTCATGTGTTCTTCTCCTTAAGTAACTTTTCCCAATAGAGCGCCCATTGCGCTTCATCTGTTGAGCAATTTGCCAAGTTTTCATTTGTCAGCCCTACCCATGTGTGCTGTGGTGCAGGATAAAACTTGTTGTAAAAAAGATGCGATGTATCGTTATTCAAAGTGTAGATTCCCACAACATGAGCGCCTTCTTTTGTCATATCTACACCAATAGACACAGGCAACCAAGGTTCATAGTCCAAGCCCAACTCTCTAGCGTTCTCTGCTTTTCTTTCTAATGCTTCGTTTACTAGTGCGGCTTTAATGGCGGCGATGGCTTTTTTGTCAACTTCACCAAAGTTTTCAGGGTCAAATTCTCGCCAGTTTTCCAACGCCTCCAATGCAAGGCGTAATGCTTCGTCTTTAGTCATAGTGGTGCGTCCTCTTCGTTCTCAGGGTTGAATGGTAATTTATCTAGTGGCTCAGTAGGTAATGGGCTGTTAGGGAAAGGCCATACAAATTCTTTATCCTCAATCATACGTCCTCCATGTTATTAGTAACAAACTAGTGATGACAGACCTTACGGTGCTGTCAACACATTAGCCGAATACCTTGGCAAACAACTCTGACACACTCTTGCTGTCGTCAGGTGTAAGCTTCTCAAGATAGCACACTTGCAATGCATACTGTGCATCGTAACGCTTCTGCTTACGTGCCCAATTGATAAGGGTACGTGGGCTGATAGTAAGACCAATCTTACCCTGCTCATACGCTGTACGTACCAATGACGCTAGTCTTACCATGTCAGTAGCAACCTTCTTGTCAACACTACTCTTACTAGTAATGATGTCAACCTCATGCTTCTGTGACAGATAGCCTAAGCGGATAGTGTTGGTGAATCGGTCAATGGTAGCTGTATTCTGTACACCTACACCTGAAAACGCACCTGTAATATCTCCTTGCCCAACTGTATTACCAGCAAACACAAGTCTAAAATCGTCATGTGGAGTAACTGTTCTATCATCGCTATTTCCGGGCTTCTCTTTGAGATATAAATAACCGCCATCTTCCAACAAGTTCTGCATACCCATTGCAATCTCTGCGGGCATAAGTTCCCACTCGTCAACTAAGCACACTGCACCATACTTAGCCGCTTCTGTGATAGCACCATCTTCCCATACAGTAGCACCACCACGTACCACCAGTGTACCAAACAATGCCGCACTCTCAACGTCACCACTCATGTTGATACGAATGAATGGTCGGTTAAGCTTAGCGCACACATACTTAACCAGTGATCATTTACCGCTACCAGTAGGGCCAGTGATAAGGGTCTTGTCACCGTCCATCATACCCGCTCACAGTCATGCCGACTCATCCT